GATCCAGCTCCACGTCCAGTACCAGTCGGTCTGTGACGGTAGGGCGAACGATATTCAGGAAGTGCTCCATTTGATTAATAGCGGACTCTCCAGGATATATCACGTGATATGCCATACGTGGAACTGTAAGATGCTGCCACGAGTAGGTAAACCATTTGTCAATGTAATATTGCGATATACCCGCACGCACGGCTACGAACTGACATTTGGCATTGATAATGTCAAAGTTTGGCTTGCGCTTGCCGTCCGAGCTGAACTGGTAAGCCGATATATCCACGCCTAAAGGATAATCCATATTGCACCTCCATGCAAATTATACTGCTAAAATTCATACGTTATCAGCGCACCGATACGCTTCGTTCCACTTGCAGTCCAAGCAGAAACAGTTGACATATCGGTGTAAAAGTTTACAATATTTGTAGCCCCAGCAATCCACCATTTCGTTGGAGCTGTGCGCATCGTTCCATTATCAAAGGCAAAGCCACAAATACCGCCTTTGCCAGCAGTGCTACTTGCGCTAACAGGCAGTTCCAATATGGCTGTAGTCGCATTGCTCGTTCCAGCAGACATATAAACAGTCACATAACACAATTGCCCAATAATAATAAAGTAATATAATCCATCGGGCAAAGCGCTCCAGCCAGTATAAGTGGTTGGCAAATAATTAAATCGTTGCGGGAAGCCCTGCGGAGCTGCAGCATAGCTATAAGCCTGCCCGCTGATAGTAGCATTGGCTAAAGCATAATCCGAACCGCCAGTGATTGTAATCGTAGTATCAGTGGAGTAAGCAGTCGCCACAACATAAAAATATTTTGTAGTGCTGTCTTGCACCAGCTTAATTTTCGTGCCCTTCGGGAACTTGTAGCGTACATCTTTACCAGACACTTTGAAGCTGGTGGCTGACACATAAGTCCAAGTGTCGGTGTCATAAATCCAGCCATCTAAGCCATCGCCAGAAAGCTGGCCACTGTCGTTTATGATAACGAGACTGTTCTGTATCTTTTTCCCATCTGTGCCATCAAAACGTGGAATGGCGTTGTCTGTGGAAGTTGCTGCCTTCTTAACATACTGAACATTGCCATCAGGAATATCTCCAAGCAGCGCTTGTTCAATTGCCGTTGTAGCGTCTTGCAGGTCATTTATATGTACTGCCATGACGGTGTCAACACCATCAACTTTGGTGGTGTAACTATCGGGGTTTGTCGGAAAAGTAGTAGTCATAATAACCTCTTATATCTTCATAATGTAAATTCTCTGTATGTGCAAAGGAACGCTCGAAGCACTATTGGTGTTAGGGACTGGGTGCTCGTGCCCATCAACAGACTGAATTGTAATTGTTGCGTTGCCATGTCCATGGTTTACTGGTGGGGATTGCTTATACAACGAAGTGTCAGTTGGGGCAGCAACAGATGCAGTTTGTGCGGCAATTGTGGCAGACGCACTTCCGCCATGATTGTGAGCAGGACTTATTCCAGTATTGGGCTCAACATGAGCATGAGTATCGCTCCCACCAGTCATTTTTAGCTCTGCATCGGTTTTGGCACCAAATACAAATTTATTTATAAGATTTGGCGTGCCATTGGCACCATCGCATTTTACCCATCCAGATGGGATTGTAGAGCCGTATAGCAATAAGATTGTTCCAACAGGAAAACTCTTCATATGAGCCTCATTATATAATACAACTTGACATAACTTGGCAGAATATCAGACAATTCAGTATCATTAAGCGTATGAACGTGGTCAGGTTCGTTGTTAGTTGTAAAACTGTAGTCATGTACATGCGCCTCACCGGGGGCATTTATTCCAGTTCCAGCAGTAATATCGTTCAGATAGTATGATGAAGTTACCACATTCGTGGTTCCAGTCTTGGTATGTCCATGCCCACCGCCAGCTCCAACAGAACCATTTACATGCTTATGGTCTTTATAGCCACCACTTACGCCAACCATATCATCATCTTTAGCGCCGTAAATAAACCTATCTCTGATATCAGGGGTTCCATTCTGCCCGTTACATACAACAAATCCAGACGGAAAATAAGATGGGGCTTTAGAAGCCATCACTATACCATTAATTGGGCAAACAGTGTCAACTTTAGCTCTAATCAAATATAATGCCATATATGAGGGCAAATTATCGACATTATCAGTGTCGCCAATTGGATGATCGTGAGATGCGCTCGTACTTGTATTTCCAGAACTTATACCATGAGGATGGGTTGGGGTAGTAAATCGGTTGGAATGACCAGTACCACCAGCATTCTTTAGTTTTATTGCAGTGCCAGTAGCATTTCCAGTATTACTGGAGGTAAAGGGATGAGGATGTCCAGCCACAGATGCGCTATTTGGTACAGTATGATAATGCTTTTCATTACCAGCAATAGTATCACTGGGAGTAGAAGCTGCTTTAACATAACACTCTGAAAATGAGGTGTCTAATTCATAATCGGCAGGGATATCATAAGCATTGCCATACCAGAATACTTCACCTCCAGCTGGGACAATATAATCATAATCTAAGCCACTTCCAACGGGTCTTGGTGGTTCAAGCTTAATTGTAGTTCTAATCAATGACCCATTTGCGCTAATCCATTCATGCTCAATTCTGATAATCTGGTAAGTGTCATCAATGCCTATTCTATTGGCTATGAGATGCACTTGTTTCATTAATTCAACGCCAAATTGTAAGTCGGGTCTTCCTTCTATTACAATCGTACAGATGTGAGGCTTATTCTGAAAGTAGTCAGAAAGTATCCCTGCATATTCTTGAGCTGCAACAGTATTCTGCAACCTAAAGTTATCAAATATTAGCACTTTGGGTATTTCATTGCTTATATCATTCTCAATTCCAATCTTGTTAGCCTCATTCAGTGGCTCACCGTATATTCTTGCAAGAGTAACAATTCCATCAACACCAGAATTGTTGATCAGTTCAAGAATTGCAGTAGTTCCACGGTCTTCAAAATCAGTTATGTCAAAACTTATCGGATTTCCATTGGCATCAGTCAGTATAACATCTATGCCATTAATCGGTGTTAGAACGTGATATGACGGCTGCGTATATTGGCAAATTAATTTGATACTCTCACCAGCAGCGATTATGATAGGTTTATCAAGTGACCAGATTACTTGCGAAGCTTGGGCATCAAAAGAAGACACATAGATTTGCAGCCTGCCAATTTGTTCTTCCCACGGGAGTGATCTCCTTATATCCTTGAGTAAGTCAGACTGAGTTATATTTAGCGGGGTTTCTGTGTGCATTCTATTGAATAACTTTAGCGTTCCAGAACTATCAATAAACACACTGCTAAGTGCGGACTCAGCTAACTTCTCAATTTGATTTTTTAGCTTATCATTAGCTTCCCACCAATATGGCATATAAGTGAGCGTGTCTTCGAATGAAGTGGAAATATCAAATCCACTTTGTTCCAATAATTCTGATATTGCATTACTTGCTTTTATGTTCTTGACAGCAGAATGATACCCTTCAATATCGGCTAAGCTTTGCCACAGGTCATTTATCACCATATCAGCAGTTTGATTGTAGCCATACACTCTTAGGTCTGATACAGTACCGTAAAACACATCGTATTGAGTTCCAGACGTCCCCTTTTTTACAATGATTTTAGCTTTTCTACCGGGATAGAACTTATTGTAAAGTGGGCTCGTTGGGTTATAAGGATCATATCTGCCATCGGAATTATCGAGTGTCAAAGTTGCTTCGCCAATTTTCATGGTCTCCAAACCAGTAAGACCAGAATTTACAATGTTATCTCTTCCACGTATGCTTCGAAAAGAGATAACATGCGATGCTTCATTTTCTCCAGTAAAATAGCCATCACCGTCCCAATCAACAATAACACCCCAAAGCAGGTTATCAATCGTGGGACCGCTACCATATTTGAATGAGCCGTATTTAGCAATTCCGTATCGCATTAGGAAGCCATCGCCTTTCTGACTATGTTAGTTACAATCGGCTTTAGCCTTGCCTCAGCATTGTCTATATCTGACAATGAGATATAAGACTGGTCAGTAATGTTGACTGACACCATAACAGGTTGCATTGGTCTTTGTGGAGCTGCATTCACGGTCAGCCCACCAATATCACTATTCACTTCTTTCAGCGCACTGGCAATTCCACGCAAGCCAAGCTCGAACGGTGTAGGCGAGCCCGGGGTCAACCAGTCGGGCAGCTTAATATTATCGATTTTATCCTTTAGGTCTTTGAACCAGCCAATCACATTTTCTATCGCATCGCCAATTGCATCAAAGGCTGGTGCCAGATGATCAGATAGCCAGCCAGCTAATTTGCTAACAACACCAACAACCTTATCAAGCAAATCAATGAGCGGGGGCAATAACAGCTCAATGAGTGGAATGATGATATTACTCAATAGCGAAGTGAATATCGGCAGAATAGCCTCAACAACTTCCATCAGCGACCCAAAAAGCTCTACAAGCGGGGGCAGCAGCGTTTCAAGTAGAGGCGTGAGCTGGTCTATCAGGTCAATCAAAACCAGTACCACTGTGTCCAGCACTGGGGCAAGCGCTTCCATGAGGTTAGATGCCAGCACTCCAAACAGGCTTACTATTGACGGCAGCAAGTCCATTATTGGGGGCAATAGCTTTTCAACTAATGGCAGCAGTGCAGGAATTACATCACTGGTGATCACCCCACCAACTTGAGCTGCAACATCAACAAGAACAGGTCCAATCTCTTGGATTAATGGAGTTACAGCCTTAGCAAGTTCACCGAGAATGGGCAATAACGCAGTCCCCATACTTATCTTGAGGTTTTCCAGCTGCGCCTGTACTTGTGCCATACTTGCTGCTGTTGTGCCAGACTGCTCACCGATTTTAGCCATTGAGGTTTCGCCCTGCTCCATAACCGCTTGCATAAAGGCTTGCTCACGGGTCAGGTTCTGGTCAGCAGCCATCAGCTCCTCAATGCGTGTGCGCACTTGTCCTGAGGAAATGCCGAAGTTATCCAAGCGTGGGATGGCTTGATTGGCGAGCATCATAGCAAATTCTTCCATGGATGCAGTAGCATCCATGCCCATTGCCGAGCCAAGCTGGGTTGCCATTTCAGCTAATTTGGCAGCCTCATCTGAGCTATCTGCCAAGCCCATCGACATGAACTTGTTCGTGGCTTGCATCAAGTCGGTATCAGCAACCATCCCCCTTGTGGCTTGACGCAATTCTTCGAGCATCGGGGCAGCTTCTTCGCCAATCGAGGCTGCAAGATTTTTGAAGGTGTTACTCACCGCCTCAGCGGGTGCAGCTGACATTGCCAGATCGCCAGCGAATTTAACTGCAACACCACCTGCAGTCGCTAAAGCGCCACCAACAATACTGGCAGTTTTTCCAAAGCCACCAAGCGTTCCAAGAATACCACTTAGCTTGCTGCTGGCTTCATCTTTGCCAGTGATGATGACTTCAAGAATGTTTTTCTCAGCCACTGTTGCGCCCTTTTTCCATTTGCCGAATGTCCTCAGCCCTACGAGCTATCATCCTATGCAGCCACTCTGGTGTGCAACTCTCCTCAAAGTCCCATGGGGCAATGCCATAAGTTTCACATAAGTCGAGCATCACGCCCCACAAAGGTGGCTCATATCCGAACCCGCGCCGCCAAGCCTTATACTTATTTAGCTCGGGTTCGGAGAGGTAGGGTTTTGTTCCAGTCCGCCAATTTGCGCAACGATGCTCTCAAACTGGGCTTGGGTCGCATCCATCAGCTCTTCACGAGCTTTCTCTCGGTCTTCTGGCTCAACTACATACTCTAAGATAAAATCGACCAGCTCGTCAATCACTGCAGGATCATTATTGGTGTCTGAGGCTCTATGCATCAGTTCCAAACTTTTCTTAGTTCTGCGCAAGAAGCCCGGCGTGTCTCTGGACGGTATCTCAATTCTTATCATGGTAAGCTCGCTAACTCGTTTACTACTTTGATTTCAGCATACTTGGCTGCAGTTGCATCATAAGCAACACGGAAGTCGGCTTCGATAATATCATTTCCATTATCCTCACCCAACTTATCAAACTTCTCCCACATGCCGGCAAGGTCAATGATGAGCGTCTTATTGGTATATGTCCCAGCAGTCGCCAAAGCCGAACCTTCACTCTTAATCCGTATGAGCTTCGGAGTGAGTGAGCGCCAAGCAGCCTTCTGGGCAATAGAGCTGGCATTATGCTCAAATACTAAGTGCAGCTTTAGCTCAGGGGTCGAGGCGATAATCTTGCAGTAACCAAGCGAGCCACTGGCAGCATAGAGCGCTTGAAAACCAGTCGTAACATCAAGGCTAAACTCATATAACGTGCAGCCAATCTCAGTTGTTCCAATCGTTCCACTAATCAAATCAATGTAGAGATTTGCCTTCTGGAAAAGTATCTCTTCAACAGTCGGTAAGGTCGCAGCTGCAGTAAAGCCTCCAGATAAAACACTAACATCACTGCCAATCAGCGTGGCGCTCATCATGATTGGCTCTTTCCGCTTGCCACTTAGTTTGAAGCTCTCGGCAAAGGTATAAGCCATCTGCTCGACTTGCTCATTATCACCGCCCTCAATTGTATAAGTCTTGGGCGTCTTGACTGTAGTCGTTGGGAAAGCATAAGTATATACATAACCAGTACCAATACCATCTTTCGTTCCTGATACAACTCCATCAACGCCCATCGCCAAGATATGGGGCAGCTGTTCAAAAGTGGCAGGGACTTCATCCAAATCTAACTGCCCTTGCGTGAACGGGAAAAACGCACGGTTCACTGGCACAATAAAGCCAATATCCTCATCAGGAAAATAAGCCTCACGCTTATCCTCTAACGTGCCAGTCCCACGCCAAATTGTGGTGGCTGCCACTGGTGTACCAGCAGTCGTCTCTTTACCAAACTGCAATTTGCGTAATCGTTTTATACCAGCCATTTAGCCTCCTAACAGCCTGAACAGCCTTTGTCTTCACTCTCAGGCTGCAATAATTTATTCTCATGCAAAGTCTTGCTTTGCTTTATTACTTCAACTTTAGCATATAGCCCAGTCGAGAGTAGAAATTCCTCTCCGCCATAAATCTTGACTTCATCATCAGTCAAATCTCTGGCAGGAATGTCAGCTAACGATGCATTGCCAATATACTTTAGCATCCTATCTTTCCTTTCACTTCAATTTCAATGCGCCAGCCTAAATGGCTTTCGCCTGCATACTGCAGCCAGCCGAATGTTCCACGCACATCGGTGTAAGTGTCTACATTGCCACCAAACGTTGGGTCGGCAAGTAAAATGCCAATCACATCATTTCTGAAGCCAAGCGCTATCGGGAATGATTTCGGCAGCACCTGCCTTGCAACGTGGATCTCCACAACAAGCGTATCTAACACTTCCTCAAAGCCTGAGCCACCTATCGAGCTAAAGCTGCTTGCATAAGCCAAAGCGAAAGGGAATTGAGCCATTGCCTCAGGCGGAGCTGCTGGAGCTTCTTTTATGCCATTCACTTTAGCTAACTCGGCTTGAAGCCAAGCTAACGCATTGCCAACAGAATAGCTCATATAACAACCTTCCGATAAGCCTCTAAAATAGAGCTAACTGTTTCATCCAGTCCACCATACTCCAGCGAACCGAATGTGGAATTAGCACTGGCATTTTGGAACGCCTGCTGCCCATGCTTATACCAGCGGATAACCTGCATAATCACGGCTTGCTTTATGTCATCAGGAACGGATAGACTATATCCGAACTTTCCCTTCACTTGGACAGACCTGCGCCTGCACGGGAACGTGCCAAGCTCAAGCCGTAAGTAATTGAATGGGAGAGAGTTTGTCGGCAAGCAATAGTACTCTGCTGCATCTAATAGTTCGAACGTTGTGCCATCCCACGCAACCTTGACTTCTGTCGGGGCAGCAGCTAACTCGCCAATATAAAGTTCAGAATTGCCAGCACCATCAAATAAACGGGTAGCTTCTGGAGCACAATAAGAATCGGGCTCACGCCCAGTCCAGCGGTCAATAGCTCTGGATGCCCGAGAGATGAGGCTCAATATCGTAGCATCATAGTCGGAAGCCCATTCTACATCGGGCATCATATTCTTGACTTCTGCGATTGTGCAGTAATCTGCCATAATACGCTCTCACGTCTCGGTGGGGCGTTTTACCGCCCCACCACTCAAATCAGTTAGTCAACAATCATAGACGGCTGGACTTTAGTTCCATACCGACTTTCAACCACATAGAGCACAGAAGTGATATTCGCAGCATTTGAGGCAGCCACCTTTGCAGCGATACAGTCATACGCTCCGATGCCAGCCGGGTCGATTTCGAACACAACCAGTTTGTCTTTCAAAGCATCATCCAGCGTATAAGACGCTGCTGGAGTACGCTCCACCAAAACATCAGAGGTGGCACAGTCAAGTGTCGAGAAAATGCGGGCTGCTTCAGTCATAGCTGTTGCGCCCGTTCCAGCTACAGCAGTTGCCTTCAACACTGAAAGCACTGGCTTAGTCGCCTCGCCCTGCTTCACAGAAAAGACAATCCAAACTCTGTGGGCATACTTGAGAGAGATGTAATCGCCAGTTGCAGCCGAACCTCCAGCAGTTGGGGCTAAGCCCGTCACAACATTCAAATCACCGGGAATCTTAATCATCTCTCCTCCTATGCACGAGCAGCTAACGTTACATACGGGCTAATCGTATTCGAACCCTTAGCAGGTGTCAGAGCAGACTTCCACAATGGCGCACCATCGAAGCGGTAAACGAAGCGCAACGCCGTTTCATCATAGACGAACCGAACGTGAATTGAGGTGTCATACTTCATCGCTCCAGCATCAATGGTCACGTACTCATTGAAGTCGGCAAGAATGACATCGCCAACATCACCAAGTGTTGCATTGTGCTCGGTCGGGATGACAGGACGCCCGAACAGCGTAGCATAAGGCGTTCCAGATAAGCCATTAGCAGGCAAGTAGGCGGGAACGTTTCCAACAGTCAGCGCATACAGTTGTGGCTCAACATCTTGGTTAATCAGCCACACAGCATTGGCACGGCTGCGAGCATGCAATCTCGACCACATTTTGACGATGTTGGCATATACTACAGTGTCGGCAGTCTGTGAGCTTTCTTTTGCAACGGTTACCAGTGCAGGCGATTGCAAAATGCCCAAAGGCTGTCCGCTGCCAGTCCCATTGATAATCGCTTCTTCTAACTGGAAGGTGAATTCCTCAGTAAACACCTCGCCGATAAAGGATTCCAAGAACGGCAGGTCTTGCATCATCTCATCGGTCATATAGCATAAGCCGATAAGCTTTTTCAGTTCGAGCGCGAGGTTTTCAAAGGCGGGCTTCGATACAGTCTTTTCGCCAGCTTCAGCAAGCCAGTAGGCTTGCACTCCACCCCAACGAGAGCCAGCAACACGAGAGGACTCCGCCACAAGCGGGATTTTTACACTCTGTTTGGATGTCGGCATCTTTCTGGTTCGGCTCAAGATTTGACCGCTATCATAAGCATGGCGCATAACCTCTTGCACGAAGTCGGGTTGCAAAAGGAACGCACCCTCTACACCTTCGGATAAGCCAGACGCAGTCTTCACCTCATACAAACGAGGATCTACCTTGCCTGCTGGGCTGCCAGCCTTAATGATGGCAACCAACTGCTCGCCTAAGGATTTGAAAGGATATTTCTCTTTCTTTTCCTCTTCTGCGGGGGCAACGGCAGTCTTAGCGCCTACGCCTTCATTGGCATAAGCATCGAGTTCGGCTTTGCGTTTGAGCACATCAATCTTGCTCTTAATGGCTTCAGCCTCACGGATATTGGCATCAATCTCGCTCAGGACTTCTGGGGGCATTTCTTTCTCCTTGCCTTCCCATTCAGCAGCCTTAGCCGATGCCTTTGATAGAGTTTCACGCAATTCTAAGCGTAATTTTTCTAAAGTGTCCATAAGATTAACCTCACAATATGTCTAATTCTTGTTCCAACACTTTTAGCTTACGCATCACCAGTGAAGTGAGTGCAGGGTTGAACTCCACAACCTGCGGCTCGGCTTCGGCAAGTCTTTGCCTTAGCTCAGTTACGAGTGGAACTATCTCATAACCATTCACATAATACCCCTTAATCAGGGGCGTTATATCATATCTAATTATACTCCGAACAGCCATCAGCGAGCTGAACTCTGGGGGCTCTTTGTCAAATTCAGCATAATGCTTTGCCAGATGATTGTAAACTCCCTTCATCTCGCTCTCTGGAATGTCCACGCCACCACGAGCACCAAGTAAAGCTGCCATCGCTGCAGCAACACCATTCCACACTGCAGGTCCAATGCTATCTTTCGAGGGCTTGTGATGCGGGAGCTTCAGCTGACCATAATTCTCTGGGGGCAATGTCTCTGCCCACGCATAATGATTGGCAATGCGGGTCTTTTCTGCATCACTCAATTCAGCCCAGCCAGCATCAGCAAAGTCGCCAAGATTAGGTGCAGCCCATTTGTCATTAGACTGCCCAGTGTCCTTATATGGCACAACAGCCTTTACTCCAGCGGTTGCAGGATTAGCACCCCAGTTGACATCAGATATATCCCAGAGCTTCACCTCTCGAATATTCCTGACAAGCAGTCGGGACTTTTCATCGGCAGGCTCGGTTTCCTCGCTTATATCAAACTTGACAACATCGAAGCCAAAGGACATCTCATTCAACGCACCAGTCTTCAACGCTTCGAGGACTTCATTGCCCCGCTCGGTGTTTAGGTAGGTGCGCTTCACCTGCAACCCACCAGTCGCCTCAGGAAATTCAGCCCTAATCTGGTCGGGCAGCTCAGACTTATTTACCTCTGTAATTTCATCGATACGGGCAATCGGGGGTAAGTTGTAATTGTGCTGCCAAAGATGACGAAAATGCCTTGAATTTTCGGTGATAGTCTTTTTGAATGCACCTTTGTGAATGCGATCGCCGACCAAGTCAATGTTTCCAAACACCGCTGCAATACCAGTAACCGTTCGGTCTTCTATTGACTTCACCGCACTGGCAAATGATTTCTCTTCCATCAGAGCCTCCATATCACTTAATTAAGTCCTCTAACATTTTACTATAAAATCGCTTGACTTCTGCGAGCGACTTCTTGACAACTTCCTGCAAAGTCCACCAACGCCCTTTATGAACAGCAGCTTGCGGTCCAGCCCCAACTTCCGGAACAGCCTCACTGCTAATCACCCACGGGCTATACTTTG